TCCTGTCTGGGTTAAGTCAGCCGCCCAATGCGACTGTCAGGGATGCCCAAACAGTACAATAGATTTTTACAAAAAGAAAGAGGCGATCCGAAGACCGCCCCTGACTTGGGAAACCATCTTGTAGGGTGGCTACAAGACGTACCTAACTTTATGCGCCAGGTGAGCCAAACACACAACGTGGGTCACTAAAGCCAAAGCTATAACGCTCACGAGCTTTAAATCGCATGTTGCCTGTGTCGAAGTCGGCTTCCATGTTAGTTGCAAGAGCCATCCGCTCATAGTGGATAAGACCACGAGGAGCATCGGTTAGCAGGAAGAACGCGTCCGTATCAGTCAGGAAGTCGTTGACGGCATAACCATCAGGCAACATACCCATTGAGCGAAGTGCGTTTGTGTCGTTGTCAGAAGTTCCGACGCGGAGGTTAGAAACCATCAAACGCTCTGCAACGAATTGCAGTTGACGTGGGATAATAAGTTTCAAACCGCGTAGAGCGACCTTCAAACCACGTTCGTCAACAAAACCAGCGATGTTGATCAAAGCGTCTTCCAAGGAAGTTTCGTTCAGATCAGCAGCAGTTGATGGTTCGTTGGCGAAAGTGCCACCGTTTGTAAGCGGGTGATCAGCAGCGCAAAGTGCAACACCGTCTCCGCCAGCAGATGCACCAGCGGTGAACGCATTGTTCAGTACCGCAGCGGCCTTAACCTGCTTAGTGTGGGCCATCGAACGAGCAAGGGCGCGTGTGTAACGACTGCCGAGGCGGTCATACAAGTTGTCCTCGATTGCTTCCTCAGTAATTGAGAACGCAAGTGCGATGGTTTCGTGGTTGTACCGAGCAGTGAATGCTTCACCCGCGTCGTCGAAGTTGACGGCGGAGCCTTCCGATTTAGTCGGCGCTGCGCCGAACCCGGATAGCATAACTTCTTCCTCGAATGCTCTATCTGAGGACTCAGTACTATAGATTTCGGAGTGCTGATTTTCGTAACGATCATACTCCATTCCAAACAAGGCGTTGAGACCTGGTTCAAGCTCTTTCGCTAGTTGTGCGCGTGAAATAGCCATGTTTTAGACCTCCTTATACGCCGGTCGTAGAAACAGTACCCGCTGCAATGGAGCCAGTAGGCGCATTGAAGTGGTTGTTTATACGAACGATTAGTGGAATACCAGCAGCAGTGAAGTCAGCATTGTCGGGGTCATTTTGGACACCCATAATGCGTAGAGCCAATGTGTTGGTAGCTGCGATTGTGTTCAGATCCGCTGTAGCAGAAGACATGCCAGTAGAAGTAGATCCACTGTTGCCTGTTGCAAACGCGATGTTCGCAAATACGGCAGCACGAATTTCCGTTTCAGTGTTGGCCGCAGCCACTACGTTAGACGTAGCAATTGTGAACAACTGATTTGGGTCATCATACAAAAAGGCTTTGACAGGGAATGTAGAATCCGCGCCTGATCCAGGCCAAAAATTGCCGAAGACCGTTTCACCAGTAGTCGAAGAGACATACTCACATCCGCCGAAAACACCCACGATTGATACGTTACCACCGGCCGCAGCCTGTAGATCGTCAATCACACCACCAGCTAACGGGATAACCGCCATGCCGCTGAAGATTGGGTTGCTGTTGTCGGACGCAATTCTGTACTCAGTCATACCGGTCGAGTTGGTCGCTTGACCAATCTTACCAATGGGTTTTAGCCCAAAGGAACCATTAGAATTTGCCATTATAGCACCTCAAGTTACTCGGAGTCTCTTGGTGATCCTCCGAAAGTTACACGACTTTGCCTATTATTACTAATCGGCATCGAAGGATGTTGATCCTTCATTAAGTCCTGATCGACAGCAACCATCTGTTCTCGGGTCCGGGTCCCGTAATACGCGGCTCTTTCATTGGCGGTCTCGACAGGCATTCGACACAACATCAGTCCACCTTGTCCTATGACGCCTTGATACCTGCCATCATCGATGACTGGGGCTTCATAGTCTGGATACTCGTCTTTACGGACAGGCTCCCATCCTTCTCGTAGTTTGGCATGGACATTCATTTTGTCCTCCTCACCACGCATGGCAACTCTAATCCAACGATGCACAAAGCCTACAGGGGGCTCTGGCGCTTCAAGGTGACTGGGCGGTGCCCAGGGTTTTCTGCGCGATTCTGTTTCGCGGGATGCGCTTTTACGCGCGGTTCTTGTATCTGTCATTGCTTAATCCTTCACATACTTAGCGTACTGTTCAAGAGGGACACCGAGCTTCTTCGCTATTGCGACTTGTGAATGCGTCAGCTTGACCGACCTGCGCCCCTGTTTGGTGTTGCGGGATGCGGAGTTACCAGCGGATGCGACCTGGTTACCTCCTCCCGATTTCTTAGTCGTAAACTTCTGAGGAAATTCCGTCCGAAGCCTGCGATCAATTTCACTATAGTAGTCTTCTGTCTGCGGGTCAAACCCTTCTTCTTCCACCAACCTTCGGTGGAATGTAAACGCAGCTTGGGTCATGATCTCGTCTTCCCCAAACCATTCGTTTTTCTCGGCCCAACCTTCGGCCCTAGGATCTGCTTTTCTAGGGGCCTGTTGCACCGGTTGGCTCTGGGTCTGTTGTTGAGCAACCTGTTGACGCTCAACAGCCACCTTTTGCTGTTGATCCACTCTCTGCTTTGCCGAAGCATACTTTTGTTTGTCCACGGCGATTTGAGTGAGTTGTTCTTGAGCGGCCAGTAACCCATCAGAATCTCCCGCATCATACGAGTTTTTATACGCGTTCTTTGCGGCCTGTTCTTGATGACCCAAACGATTGCCATACTCACTGAGATACCCAGTATCCACTTGTTGGACTCGGGACTTCAGTTGGTTGTTCTCGTTTAGAAGTTGTTGCGCTACCCGTACCGCTTCTTCACGATCGCGTTCCGCATTCTTATTACGCTCAGTTAATTTCTTAATTCGTTTCTGAACGTTTTTGCTATAATCCTGTAGCTCTCCGTCGTCGCTGTCACTAGCGACGGCAACTCTTTCTTTAGAGCTACTATCATCCGAGCTACTATCAGGCGTTGAAGTGTCATCGCCCTCTGTCTCTACAATGATTTCTTGTTCTTCTTCAGACATTTAATTCTCCAATTCCTAAACGTGCTTAACGTCATCTGGTTCAAGTAGTGTTGCGATCACCTCATCGTCGTTAATGATGCGAACTTCACCACCGTCAATCTTAAAGCGGGAGCCGGAGTACCTACCTATGCAGACCCACTGGCCGGCTTCACACCAAGGTGTGGGTTCTGGGCCAAACTTGTCAGGATCTTTATAGGCAAGAGGCCCTAACCGTAAAACGTAGCTAACCACAGTAGCAACAGATTCCCGCTCACGCACCTCGTCAGGTATATAAAGACCAGATGCGGTCTTAGATTTACCTTGGTACGGCATAACAAGAATCCGCCAACCCGTTGGTTGCGGAAGTCTTTCGATTAAAGATTTGTCTATGAGTGAAGGGTCTAAGACCCTGGCGTCAACATATGCGCTCTCAACAGAGGAATCATCAGAGGCTTCCGCCTTGCGATCCTTGTTCATTTTCTGCGCGACATGGTCAGGAAGATATAATTTCTTCGACATGATCTGCGTTATTCTCCAGCAGGGCCCTGATTTCAGTCCTAGTGAAAGAGAGGCCCCGTATCTCTCCCACCATCATCTTATATGTTTCCCAATCTTTGGCATTGCCTTGGGAAAGAGACTCGGCTATTTCTAGCTCGCGTTTCTCCAACAACCTATACATATGTTTTGCGAAGTCAACAACATCCATTATAGGATGTCCCTATAAGATTCTTGTGATTCATTTGTGATTGGACCACCTTGAGACCAACTGTCACAAACATATTCCGGCATGATGCTTATCATAATCGTAGTCATTCGTTAGTCTCCTCGGTGTCGTTGTATATGTTGTCAAAGATGCGGTTAACATCCAACGTATAATCTAAATCAGACTTGGAGTAGTGTATATTCTGTGACGGACGGAAGTCAGGGGCGCCTTCCCCTGTAGCAAACCACGCCGGATGTGTGACACGAACACGGTTATTAGGCAATGCTACAATGTTACCCGTGTATTCGCCGGCATCTAACAACTCTAGTACATGGCTTTGTTTGTGCTGCGCTGGGTCGTCTGCTATTTCGCTGTCTGTGTAATCTACAGTAAACATATATTTAGCCGGATAGAACTCGCTTCCTACCTTCGCAAGCCATGGGCAAGGGGTAGCTCTGTCCATTTGATAAACAGCATGCGTATGAGAAGAACAGTCCCAAGGCTGTGCCTCATGCACGGGCATGGGTATGGGCCACTCCTCATAAGGGGTATCCGCTACCAACGCTGTTATAGGCATTCTTGCCCACATGGCGCCACCATGCACATTAGGTTCGTCCTCTAGCTCTGCTTCACAACCGGTGAAGATAACTTGAAAACTTAAACACCTGTTAGGCATGGTGGTGACAGCAATAGCCATCGCATGTAGAAACTCTCCGTGGTACGCAGTATGATTGTGTGTGTACTCACGCCGCACCCAACATTTAAAATGCGGGATGTTACTTTGTAGATATGGCATTAATAAGTTTTACCCCTATTTGGATTATCTCTTACGTCTCCACGACGTAGTTCTACCAAGCCGCCGTTAGCCATGCCTTTAGGCTTGACCCTGCCACCACGGGCATAACCCTTGGACATTACCTTGCCGCCTTTAGCCATTCCTTTGGGTTTAACCTTGCCGCCTTTAGCCATTCCTTTGGGTTTAACCATGCCGCCTTTAGCCATTCCTTTGGGTTTAACCATGCCGCCTTTAGCCATTCCTTTGGGTTTAACCATTCCACCTTTAGCCATTCCTTTAGGTTTAACCATTCCACCTTTAGCCATTCCTTTAGGTTTAACCATGCCGCCACCCTTCATCATCTGAAAGTCTGCGCCGGAGATTTCCCCGTCTTTATTCTTGTCAAGTTTTGTTTGTTTACCTGTAAGTGCCATACTGTGTCTCCTAGACCATAAGTTCAAAGTGGGGGCCGTCTATAAAAGGACGACGGTTTTGGGTTCTGCGGGTGTCAATATACTCATTCATAGCATCTTCCATAGTTCCTTGAAACTGAGCTACGTTTGATATGTGCCATGCCGCACCCCACCTGACAGGCACGTCAACCGCACGAGCCGCTTCAGCCATAGCGTCTGCGATATCATCATACAAATTCAATTCCCAAGACGCCCTAGAGCCGCAGTAGGCCATTAGGTCAACGGCATACCCTTGAAGGTGCTTAGATTTCATTGTCTGTGATGCGCCCTTGGCAACAAGATCTTGCTGTTCCTCCAAGGTTCTCATCCCACAAATCACACCGAAGTCAACCTTAGTGCTGTGAATTGCCGCTTTAACTACAGCAACAAGGCGTGGGTCTACGCCAATAAGCCTGTCTAGGCTGCGGGTTGATAGTTTAAAAGTCATTTTTGTATCCTTACGCTTAAACAAGCTACGATCATGTTAGTGTTTGTAACTAAAATCTCGGCCCTCTGCCTATACTGTTCACATACCGTTCTACTATCAAAGCTGTCTAATTGATAGTATTCTAACGGCATCCCTGTAATTAACTGTATCCATACTAAAACCCACACTATTTGCTTTCCAGAAAGTGAAGCCGCATCTGCAATTCTTTTATCTGTAACTCCATCGCGCGTACCCGCTCAATGTTTTTCTGAACACTAGCAGGAGGCTTCCAGTCATCTATCCAACTGTCATTCTCACTAATTTCTTCCCAATGCATTACCTGTTCATGCTCAAGAAAAGACAGCCGCTCTATAATTCCAAAGTACGCCCAAACACTCACTGCCGTCGCGCCGATCAGAGCCAGAAGGTTCTTTAGCGGTATGGTAAATTCTGAGGTTTCGGACAGCTTGGTCATTTTGTTAAGCCTTTGGTCTTTTCATATGAACGTAAACCGCCAATTCCAAGCATACCTAGCAGCACTGTCATAAGACTACCCATGTCAAACTCAGGCAGCGGTGGTATCGCTGCACCAGAAAGTGTCACTACAAATATAATTAGTGGGCAGAGGATAAAGTGGTACAGTAGCGCAAATCCACAAATCCATCCTACAAAAGGTCGCCAGCCTCCCTTGAATAAGCTACCAGAAGCCGCTTCAGCCTTGTTAATCTCTAACTGGGCTAAGAGAGCCTGCTGGGCGTGGGTATCGCTCATAGTGGCTATTTCGTGGGCCAGAGCCGCTTTCTGGTCTTTATCCTCGACAAACTTATCTAGGATGCCAGAAACGGGGCCAATAAGAGAGGCTATAATGCTCATTTGCCTTCACCTTTTTCATAACTTATGGATGCTTTGTTGCTTTTTGCGCTCATGCTATTGAACCCTATGAACGCCCCCACGATTCCCGAAGCCGCTATGACATATACGGAGGCTATATCTGTGATAAGACTAGCTGCTTTGTCAAAACCTAAAACAGACGCAAGCAGGATAATTAATGGATACAGCAGCATTCCAGCGAGTGCGAAGCCTGTAAAGCGCCGTTCAGCGTTGCGCTTTAGGTCTTGGTCAGCTATTTCTAACCGCTTGTCCTCAAGCGCCAAAATATTCCATTCATTGCGATCAATGCTTCCGCTGGAATCCAAATCTGCTTTATCGAACTCTGTCATTTTCGGCTCTCCAAAGTTTTGCGAAGCCAATCGCAATGTTCTTGTCACGGGTTATTATGACTATTTTGCCTAATTTGTCTACAACGACCCACTTGCGTCTGTACTCTAAAAGGAACACTCACCATTTGCCCTGCTTGGCACCAATGACATACACGACAACAATTAAAATCCCTGCACCCGCAAAGCAAGCCAACAGCCCAATAGCCCAATTAATGCAACTGTCAACAAACTCTTGTTGTTTATATACTGCTTCTCTTTGAGCCTTGCGCTGTTGCGCCTCAATCCTGACAATTTCTTTCCAAGC